GTATAGTATCTAGAGACGAGAAAGAGTGGTTATTAAGCTTAATAGAAAGCCCAGAGGTTTATATAGTAGTAGACGGTTATAGATTACCGGTACAGTTAACTACTGACTTTTCTATAGAGAAATTAGCGGAGTACAGTTATAACGTCTCGGTAGAATACGAATTAGCTTATGATAAAATAATCCAAAGAAACTAATGGCTACTCCTTTAAATATATACAACTTAGATAAGTTTAACCCTTATGACTTTTTTATTCCTTTAACCTTTAGTATTAATGACTTTAGAGATATTAGCACAAGGAATGGTACATTTAGTAAAACTGTTAAGATACCGGGTACTAAAAAGAATGACTCATTATTAGGTCACTCTTTTAAGATAACCGCAGAGGGTTTCTTCGATAGAAACAAAAGAGTACCGGCTATTATAGAAAAGGACGGTATAAGATACTTAGATGGTTCTATGCAGCTTAAAAGCGTAGATATAACGGACGGAAAGAGTCACGTTTATAATATTATACTTTATTCTAATCTATCGGACTGGGGAGCTTTAATTAAGGATAAAAATATTAGAGACTTAGAATATGATACTCTTACCTATAACCCTACTAATGTTGAGGCTTCTTGGTCTTATAATGGACGCGATAACGGTTATACTTTTCCTCTTATTAATTACGGATATTTTAACGGAGACGCTCATACTACTGACCAGCAAGTAGAGGAGTTTCTTCCTTCCGTATTCGTTTACGACGTATTTAGAAAGATATTTAAGGATATAGGCTACCAGCTTAAACCGGGTTTCTTCGGTAGGCAAGAGTTTAGAGACTTAATAATGCCTTCTATACTTACTGACTTATCTACTTCTTCGGAGACTTTAAACGATAATAGAATAGAGGTTCTAAGCTTTTACGGTTTATACTTCGCTCAAAGAATTACTAATCAAGACCAGTTTTTATCCTTTAATGATATAACTCACGACGGGGGTTCTAACTATAGCTCTGCTACTATTCCTTATATCGCTCCTTTCTTAAGCGGTAATTATAGCGGTACGGCTTCAGTATCTTTAAAGAATTCTCAGATAATAGCTAATAACATAGATATAATAATAGAGGAGTATACTCCGGGATTAGTATTCGTTAAAGAATTAGCTTTCGAAACGATAGACCTACCTTCTAACTCTAATATTGCTACTATAGATTTAGCTTTTAACGATATATCTATAGCGCAGGGTAACTACGTTAGAGTTAAATGTCATTCGGATAACGCTAACCCTAAAATAGACGTTACATTTAATAGTCTTAACATTACCCCTATATCTGCTCCATTAGCTAACGGAGAAGAGATTAGTATTAAAGACTTCGTTTATGATATGGACCAAAACGCATTTATTAAAGCTTTTATACAAGAATTAAACTTAGTTCACTTAACGGACGAAAGAGCTAAAACGGTAGAGTTTTTACATAGAGATGACTTTTATTTAGGTATCGAAGAAGCGGAAGACTGGTCTGAGAAGTTAGACGTGTCTAAAAAGCAAACTATAGAACAGATAGACGATAAGTTAAACCGTCAATTAGATTTTAAGTATAAAGAAGACGATAACGACCCTTTTTTAGAGTCGTTTACTAATACTTGGAGTACTAATTTAACGGACGATTCACGCAAATTAGATAACGAATTTTTAAAAGATGAAAAAACAATTGCAGACCTTCCTTTCGCTGGAAGTGTGGGAAGTGGTACTATTACCCAGTCAGCAGGTGGAAGTTTATATCTGCCTCAACTAGTTAATAACTTTAAGAACGCTGGAAAGGAAATAAACTTAGAGCCTAGATTATTAATATACGAAGGGTTAAAGACTGGTTATTTTACTTTTGAAGGAGTACTAAAGTCTGAGTACCCATCTAGTTACTTTATTAAAAAAGGTTCTGGACCTTTCGATGTATCTCTAAGTTTTAAGAACTTAAAAGACGTAGATAAGTCTATTCAAGCTAACGATATAGGATTAATAGATAGGTTCTATAAGGAGCAAATAAGACAGTTTAACGAGTCTAGGTTATATACTTGTTACTTAAGATTAACGGGTGTAGATATTGTTAACTTAAACTTTAGAACTCCTAAGTTAATTAACGGAGTTTATTACTATCTTAATAAGATAGAAGATTATAAGGCTGGAGTATTCGAATCAGTTAAATGTGAATTAATACAAATAGTATAATGGCTAAAGAAGAAATATTTTTCGGTATAAATATAGATACCGGTAAAGCAATAAAAGACTTCGGTACTTTAAAGGATAGAACTAAAGCTTTAAAGAAGGAGTTAGACGGTACTAAAGTAGGTACTAAGAGATTTAACGAACTTAGAAGCGAAATAACAAAGAACCAAGGTACTATAAGACGTTTTAACAGAGAGTTAAGGCAAACTAAGTCTTTAGCTACTAGAGTAGGTCAGGGAGTTACTACAGCGTTTAAAAGAGTAGGCGCAGCTATGGCGGGTGCTTTCGCTGTTAGTGGTATCTTCCAAGCGGTTAAGAATGCTGTAGGCGTAATGATGGACTTCGAACAAGCTATAGCAGATGTAGGAGCAGTTTCGGGAGCTACGGGAGACGAGTTAAAAGGTTTAGAGACTTCGGCAAGGGAACTAGCAAAGGTGTCTATTTTTACAGCTCAACAAGTAGCCGGACTACAGTTAGAGTTAGCTAAGTTAGGTTTCACCTCTAAAGAGATACAACAGTCTTCTTCGGGTATTATTAACCTATCTACCGCTTTTAGAATAGACCTTAGTCAAGCCGCAGCGGTTTCGGCTTCAACTTTAAGAGCTTTCGGTTTAGATGCTTCTGAAATGACTAGAGTTACTGACGTAATGGCGGATTCTTTCGCTTCTTCAGCTTTAGATATTAATAAGTTCCAAGAGTCTATGAAGCTAGTAGCGCCTACTTCTAAATCTACGGGAAGAAGTTTAGAAGAGACTACAGCGTTATTAGGAGTTTTAGCAGATAACGGTATTAACGGAAGTATAGCGGGAACGCAGTTAAGAAGAGTATTTATAGAACTTAATAAGCAAGGGTTAAGTCTAGAGGACGCAATGGATAAAACGGCTAACTCTACCGATAAACTAGGTACGGCTACGGAGTTAGTAGGAGTTAGAGGAGCTACAGCCTTGCAGATATTTGCTTCTCAATCGGAGAAATTAAAGGAGTTAAGGGAAGATTTTAACGATACAGCTGGAACGGCAGCGGAATTAGCTGAAAAGTCAGGAGATACGTTAGAAGGAGCTTTTAAACGATTAAGATCAGCTTACGACGAGTTAATATTAAAGTTTAGCGGTTCTAAAGGTACTTTAAGAGACGTAGTTAAGAGTATTACAGACTTTATTAATTCTATAGATGAGGAAGACGTTAAGCGTTTTACTTCTGCTATTAAAAACCTATTTAAGGTAGTATCTATAGGCGTTAAAGGTTGGATAGCTTATAAAGCTACTATTATAGCTACTAATTTAGCTACTAAGCTTCATACTGCGTCTACTGTAGCGGCTAGAATAGCATCTATAGCCTTTTCAGGAGGTTTAAAGGGAGTAACTAGAGCAATGAAGCTACTCAACTTAACTATTAAATCTAATCCTATAGGCTTATTAGTAGGGGGTATTACTACCTTAATATCTGTTATGTCTTTATGGGGGAACGAAGAAGAAGAGATAGAGAAGAAAGTTAAGAATACTAATAAAGCTTTAGTAGATAGGAAGACTATAGTAGACGAATTAACCGCTCAATCTCCGGAACTTACTAAGGCTTTAGAGAAGTTAGAGGAGGATTTAAACTTATTATCAGACCCTACAGAGGAGCAGACTAAGAGACTAAAAGAGTTAAAAGATGCGGCTATGGATGCTTTCTTAAATTCTGCGGAAGCTTATAAGCAGGGTATAGGTAGCTTAGACTTATTCTCTTTACAGACCGATGCTAAAGACTTAACCGATAAGATAGAAGACTTACAAGATCAAATTAAGTTTTTCGACGCTGGAGAAGAAAAAGATAACGCTATAGGGTTCTTAAATACTCTTAAAGGTTTACTAAAAGAGATTAATAGCGAGATATCTAGTAGAGACGGTAAAAAGGACGATTCTTTAGGATTAATACAGAAGTTAGAAGATAAGCTAAAAGAATTAGGTAAAAACCTTAAACAAGCTAATACTATTAAAGAAATATCTAGGATAGGAGAAGAGATAAAAGCGGTTAACAGAGAGTTAGCTTTTTATAAAGAACTATCTAAAGGAATTAGCGACGTAGGAGACGACCCGGAAGAAAGCGATTCGTTTTTTAATACTTTCGACGAAGATTCTAAAGACCCTATGTCTATAGATGAAGACCCAGATATACAATTCGCTAGACTTAAAAGACAAGAGTTCTTAGATAACGCTGCAGAGACTACGGACGGACTTATAAGAGAAGAGGAAAGACTAACGGAAGCTAAAAGAAGAGAAGCAGAATTAAGACAGCAAATTACTGGGTTCTTAATTAATCAGACGGGAGATTTAGTTAACTCTACTATAGCTTTCTTACAGAGAGACGAAGACGCTAGAAAGGCTAATGCTCAGAAGATTAAAGCTTGGGCGAAGGCTAAAGTACTAGTAGATTTAGCTGCTAATATCCAGAATATTTGGACTACTAACTCGTCTCCTACTCAACCGGGTAACCTATTTACTTTTGGAGCAACGGGTACTACTGCTTCAGCTATTCAGACGGCTATAACTACTGCTAACGCTTTAGCTCAGATTTCTACTATTCAGAGCCAGAAGTTCGCTAAAGGTGGTGTATTAAGCGGTCCAAGTCACGCACAAGGCGGTATTAAAACTAATCTAGGAGAATTAGAAGGAGGAGAAGCGGTTATTAATAAAAAGTCTACGGCTATGTTTAGCGGTACTTTATCTGCTATAAATGAAGCCGGAGGAGGTAAGAAATTCGCTAGAGGGGGAGTATTACCTACACCTAGTACTATAACTACTCCTAACGATATAAATAAGGATATATTAAGAGCTTTAACTAACTTTAACCTAAGTCCTACCGTAAGTGTAGTAGAGATTAACGAAGCTCAGACTAGGATATCAGAAATAGAAAACAATTCAATATTATAAAATGAGTAACAAAAAAAGGATTTCGGAACTATTAAATATAGATTTAGAATCAGTAGAGAAACTATTTAACGAAGGTCTTATAGACCCAAGAGGACTTAATAAATATTTATTATGCTCTGACTTTAAAGAGTTAAAGGAGTTAAAGCCGGAAGCTAAGAACTTAGATTTATATACAGAGCTTAGTATAAAGTACAACCTTTCTGAATCTGCGGTCTATAAGTGGGTTAATAACTATAAAAACTAGTTTTACGTTTCGTAAACTTATAAAGTAAAAAAAGTTAATAATATTATAAAATATGTGGTATAAAGCATTAAAAGTAAATAACGCAGTAGAGCTAGACTTATTCGACGAAATCGGAGGATGGGGAATCTACGCTAAAGACCTTAAAGACGAACTATCTAATATGATAGGTAATCCTACGGAAGAAGTAATAGTTAATATTAACTCTCCGGGAGGTTCTGTTTTCGAAGGTATCGAGATTTATAACTACTTAAAAGGTTTACCTAATAAAGTAACGGTAAAGATTAACTCTTTAGCCGCTAGTATCGCTACTGTAATTGCTTTAGGAGCAGATGAATTAGAGATTAGTGAAAGCGCTTTCTTTATGATTCATAATCCTTGGACAATGGCAGGAGGAGAAGCGGACGATTTAAGAAAACAAGCCGACGTATTAGACAAGATTAAAGATACTATCGTTAATATCTATAAAAAGAACTCTAACCTAGAGGAATCTAAGTTAACTGCTCTTATGAACGAAGAAACTTGGTTAACCGGAGCGGAAGCTTTAGAATACGGTTTCGCGGATAGATTAACGGAAGGAGTAGCTATAGCAGCTATGGCGAGTAAGGAATTTGTAAATAAATTTAATAATATACCAAACGGTTTAAAAATGGCAGAAAATCAAGAGACTGTAGAAGCAGTTGAAGAGGTTGCTATCGAAGCTACTAACGTAGAAGAGACTGTTGAGGAAACTACAGAAGTAGTTGAATCTACGGAGGAAATTACTAACGAAGTAGTAGAAGAGGTAGCAGAAGAAAAAGAAAGTATCCTTAATAAGGTAAAAGCTTTCTTATCTAACAAATTAGAAACAGCATCTAACGAATTACAAGATAGATACGCAGAGATTTCTAACGAGGTTAAGAACTTAAAAGAGGCTAACGCTGATTTAGATAGCGAATTAATCGAAACTAGAAACGTATTAGAAGAGTCTTACGAGGCTATGAACTCTCTTAAAGCGACTATCGAAGCAAAGGATTTAGAGATTAAGGAATTAAACGAGAAGCTAAAAGAGCCTATCGGAGAGGATTTAGTTCCAGTAGTAGAGCCAGAAGCGAAAGCAAAGGCGAGTGTAAAAGAAGTATTTAGAAACTTAAAAAAATAATAAAATGGCATTTGATTTAACAGCGTTATCAGACTATACAACTGAACACGCAGGAACATTTTTCGCTAAATCGGTAATGAAATCGAAATTAGCAGCATTAGCAACAGTTTATACTGGTTTTAAACCGGGAACGCATAAACTACCAGACGTAGAACACGACTACGATTTGTTACAAAACGGAGAGGCTTGCGGGTTTAACGCTTCGGGAGACTTAAACATCGAGCAAAGACAAATTATCGTAGAGTCTTTAAAGATTAACACTCAGTACTGCGTTAGAGACTTAGAGAAGAAGTTTACTCGTCAGATTATGCCTTCAGGTCAAGACTACGAAGGATTAGCGCCTTTAGAAGCAGAATTAATGGCTTCTTTAGATAAAGCTATCGGTAAAATGATGGAGCAAGTATTAGTTAAGGGAGACAAGTCTACTGCACCTAACGCTTTATCTTCTTTAGACTACTTAAACGGTCTTAATAAAGTTATCGCTACTGAAATCGCTGGTGGAGGTATTCCAGCTGCTCAGGCTTTAAGTTCTGGAGCTTTAACTACTGCTAATATCGTTTCAAGAGTAGAAGCTCTTTACGACGCTTTACCAGTAGATGCTTACTCTACTATTAACGACGAGAAGTGGTACGTACTTATGGGAGACGATAAGGCTAAGATGTACGATAGAGGTTATAGAGATAACTTAGGTACTACTGTTTATAATACTGGTTTCGAAAAGAGATTCGTAGACGGTACTAATATCGGTATCGAAGGAATCCCGGGATTAAACGGTACAGATAAATTAGTTCTTATTAAAGAGTCTGATTTAGTATTAGCTGTAGACGTAGAAGGAGAAGAAATGGACTTAAAAGTAGGAATGGACCAGTACGAAGAGAGCGTATGGATTAAGGGTAGATTCGCTGCAGGTTTCCAAATCCACTTCCCATCTCAGGTAGTAGTAGATAACTACTAATAAAAAGATTTAATAACGGGGGTCTTCGGACTCCCTTTTAAAAAATAATAAAATGGCAGAATGTTTAATTACAGCAGGTTGGGCAGGTCCATCTTGCGACGAGACTTTCAACGTACCGGGTATTGAGAAAGATAAAATCTACGTAGGGAATAAGTCAGAGATTACTGCGTTTACTAGCACGGTAGACGGAGAAATCGACGGTCTTACTTTCGATACTTATAAAGGTTTATACGCTCTTACAGTTCATAAAGACACAGCTTCTTTTACAGAAGAACTACAAGTAGGTGCTAACTCAGGTTATTACTATAACGAGACAGTAACTTTCAGAACTATCGACGCTTCTACAGCGGTTAGAAACGCTATCGAGGATATGGTAGG